AAAAGAATAAAGGAGCAACAACATGAATAAAAAAGAACAAGTTATAAGATTAAGAAGTAAAGATGAAAAAACCATTCAGCAATCAAAATTAACTGATAAATATGTAGTACATTATTTTTGCACAATGTGGAATACAGGTGGGCAATTAAATGGACGCAAAGCGGGTTATGCTATTTATAAAAATGGGAAATGGATTAAGTCTTTAAATTCTTTAAAACTTAAAGAATTCGAAAAGAAAAACGAGATTGAATGGATGAAATCTGCTAAAGAAATTAGAGACATGATATAAATGAAAGCTAAAAAACTAAAACAAGAAAACGAAAACAAGGCCAAAGAACTCCGAGAAAGAATAAAAGAAATTGGAGTAGTTAAATCGGCCAAGACATCAGGTTTATTGCAGCCTGATATCTCAGCATGGATAAATGGCAAAAGAAATTGGAGCTATAACAAAATTTTAAAAATAGCTGCAAAATTAGAGTTATAAAAAAGAGAAAATATTTTCTTTTGATGGTTGTAATGCTATTATAGTTAAAGAATAAAAAATACTTGAAATAAATAATAAAAAAATAAATAATAGTTTGTATGTTAGTCGATTTTACAAGATTTTATGAGTTATTAAATCCCGTTTATTGGGATTTTTTTGAGGATAGAAATAGGATAAGGCTTCTTTATGGGGGAGCTGGATCCGGGAAATCTTATTATGCTTTTCAAGAAATGATCTATAGGATCATGAACGAAGAGCGTCAGAATTATCTTGTCATTAGAAAAATTCACAATACTCATAGGGCTTCAACTTATGCTCTAACTGAACAAATTATTGCAGAATTAGGTCTGTCTAAAAATTTTAAACAGAATAAATCAGACATGACTTTTACATGCATGCATAATAATAACATGATTATTTTTAAAGGAATGGACAACCCTGAGAAAATAAAGTCTGTAACGGCTAAAAATGGTATAATCACTTCCATTTTATGTGAAGAAGCTACAGAGTTAAATCTTGCGGATGTTAATCAATTAAATGTTCGCCTAAGGGGTCTATCCAAAGTTCCCTTGCAACTTACCTTGCTTTTTAATCCTATTTCTATAAATAGTTTCCTCTACAAAGAATTCTTTTTAAAGAGATCTTTTCAGAAAAAAAATAAAGTAACTATCCTAAAAACAACCTATAAAGATAATAATTTTCTTGATGATGACTATAAATCAGTCCTTGAAGGATATGAAGATATTGATGAACAGTTTTATAGAGTATATTGCCTGGGAGAATTTGGAATATTTGGGAATACTATCTTCAATAATTATTCACTTGGAAAATGCCCATATGCAGAAGAAGATTTTGACATGATTTTGAACGGTCAAGATTTTGGATTTAACCATCCCCAGGTTATTTCTAAGATTGGTTTTAAAGATGGTGTGATGTATTCTTATAATGAATTATGTTGTTTCGAAAAGACAAATAAAGAGATTATTGATCTTAACGAAGAATTTGATATTTTACATAAAGGTGAGGCCGTAACTTGTGACAGTGCGGAGCCAGCAAAGGTTAAGGAATGGGTTCAGTACGGATATGGAGCAATTTCAGCTAAAAAAGGTAAAGGATCAGTCGAAAGGGGAATAGATTTCATGAAGACTCAAAAATGGGTAGTAGACCCTGATAAATGTCCTCGTTTGGTTCAAGAATTAGAACAATATTCATGGAAAAAAGATAAAGATGGCGAAGTCTTAGATGTTCCCATTGATTTATTTGATGATGCAATTAAGGCTCATATGTACGGACTTGAGAGATTATCAAGGATGAAGGGCAAACCTGGAGTTCTTTCAGGAAATAAATCAGATGCTAAAAAAGATTTAATTGCTGTTAAAAAGGAGGAGCGAAAGAAAAGAAGAGATGTCTTAAAGCAACAGAGAAAGAATCAAAGAGAATCAAAAAGAGGAAAATAATGAAAGATATTGAATTGTATAATGGCGATTGTTTAGAAGTTATGGATCAATTGATCGATGAGGGAGTTAAAGTTGATGCAATTATTACTGATCCGCCATATGGAACAACTGCTTGTAAATGGGATAGCATTATTCCTGTTGACAAAATGTGGAAAAGGTTGAAATTACTAAGGAGAGATAGAGTCCCCATAGTTTTATTTGGATCAGAGCCTTTTAGTAGTTTTTTAAGAATTAGTAATATTAAAGAATTTAAATACGATTGGATATGGGAAAAAACTACAGCTACAGGGTTTTTAAATGCAAAAAGAATGCCTATGAAAGCAAATGAGTTGATTTCTCTTTTTTACAAAAAACAGTGTTTATATAATCCGCAGAAAACAATTGGACATAAAAGAAAGGTCAGCACAGCACAGCACAAAAGAAATAGTGTAAAAACAGAATCTTATGGGAAACATGATTTAGCAGATTATGATTCGACAGAAAGATTTCCTAGAACGGTTGTAAAATTTAAAAATGATAAGCAAAAAAGTAGCTTACACCCAACTCAAAAACCAGTCTTATTGATGGAATATTTAATAAAAAGTTATACTAATGAAAATGATATAGTTTTAGACTTCACAATGGGTTCGGGCACAACAGGTACTGCTTGTAAGAATTTAAATCGCAAATTCATTGGAATTGAAAAAGATGAGGCTTATTTTAATATAGCAAAAGAAAGAATAAATAATAATTGACAAAAGGATAAAAGAAATGAAAAATAAAGTACTAATAACTGAAAAAGACTTTCAGGTTCAGCTAGGAACAATAAAGATTTATAAGTGCTCCAGATGTGAGATAAATGATATAAAAATTACTGATAGATTCTGTCATGGCTGTGGAAAAGAATTGGAATTTGAGGTAGATTAAAGATGTTTAAAGAATAAGAGAACTTGAATTTTTAAAATATCAAATTGAAACTGAATTGGCTGGAAAAGGAATATTTTTTGATAAATATTGTTAAATAAAAAATAAAGGATGAATCAATATGCCAAAATTTGAAGAAATAGGAAATCGTAGAATTTACTTTGACCAAATGTATTATTTATGTTATGCAGGTGGTAAAAGAGAATTAAAGCAGAGTGATCAAAAAAATTGGAATAAAACACTATGCCTTCCTGAATTAGCTATGAAAAAAGAACAGATAAAGCTAGGAGTTCAAAATAATCCAAATGTAGTACCTGTTAAAGGAATAGATTTGTTGGGTTTTATAAGAGAATTAAACTTTGTTCCTTTCTTTGATCAATATTTTGAACATACACATATGCTAAAACTTACAAACGTTTTAGTATATGAATCAATAAAGGCAAAAAGCTATGAAATGGCTATGAGGGGAAAATAATGAATAACGAAAAAGAATTAAAACATTATCATGATACAACAGTTGGTTTATGGGCAACTGATAGACCTGATCTTATTCCTAAAGACAAAAAACATTTATTTTTTAAATTAGAAAATATCAATGAAGGAGATAAATAATGAGTGGTAAGAAAACGAAAATTCAAGAAAAGGAAGGTAGTTGATGAATTTTAAAGAGGCATTATATGGTGTTTTAGATGAGAAAATGCCAAAAATAGATGGAAAGGAAAATGTTATTAATTTAGAACAGGCAAAAATTTTGGCTTTGTTATGGTCAATGATTGCTTTATCGGAAAATGTTCTTGACGATATTGCATATATTGATAAAACTAAAGAAATAGTTTCGATTCCTTTGCAAAAGTCTACCAAGGCAAAAAAAGCCTCCACAGAAAAGACAGCAAAAAAGACAGCTAAGAATAAAGCTGAAAAAGATGATGTGGTAGGAAGTAATGGAGAAAAAACAGGAGAACCAAAAGCTACTTAATTATGAACTTGCGATTAAAGATGCTCAGACAGTTCTTAAAAGACTTGATAAAAAGCTTTTAAAATCTGTTCCTAAAGGAGCACAGTACGATTGGTTAAATAATACTTCTTTTAATAATATTGTTTATCCAAAAGATAAAATTCCTGATAGATTATTAAGGCTTGTTGAAAGAAGAAATGGCATTGTAGGTGCTGTTGTAACTCTAAGGATTCAACAAGCCTTAGAGTTTTGTAATATTTCAAGTGATAAAGACGTTCCTGGTTGGGGTATTCATTTGAAAGATTCAAAAGCTACGTTGACTCCAGAGCAAGAAAAACAAAAAGAATTCCTTCAAAATCTATTCATAAATACTTCTACTCCTAATTATAGTCCGGTTGAAACATCTATTAAAAAAGATACCTTTAAAGATTTAATGATAAAATATATTCGTGATAGAATTTTGATTGATAAGGTGTGTTGGGAAATTGAAAGAAACCAAAAGGGTGAAGTAGTTGCTATATGGGTTTTAGACGGTGCAACTATATTACCGGTACTACCAGGTGGGTTTTATGGATCTACTTCTCAAATTGGATATGGAATTGCTTCTGGATTTAATAAATTGTCTGATAAGATTAGAAAAGCAAAATTAGAGCAGGTTCCGCCTACTGAAGAAATAGCATATATTCAGGAATTATTATATGGTACTTCCGGTGGTGGAATAACTGCTGCATTTAGAGAAACTGATCTTATATATGATTTAGGTAATGAATTAAATGATATTAATTACTATAAGCAAGGGATCTCTGTAGTTGAAAAAGCAAATACTGCAATTGTTGCCTTTATCAACTCTTTAACATTCAATAGTAATGGATTAAGCCGTGGAGCAATTCCTAAAGTTGCGGTTGCAATGGGTAAAGATTCTAGTTATACCGAGGAACAACTAGAAGATATGCAGGATGAATGGCTTGCTAATTTTGAATCCATGGATGGACAGTGGAATATTCCTCTTTTAAATGGCGATGCAAAAATATTAAATATGCTTCCAAACAATAGAGACATGGAATATCAGAAATACATGGAATTTACTGGTGCTTTGACATGTGCAATCATGGGTGTTGACTCAGCTGAATTAGGGCTTAGACTTAATCAGGCTCAAGCGGTTTTATCTGAAAATTCAGATGCAAAACAGGTTTTTTCTAAAAATAGAGGAGTCAGGGAGCTTTTAAGTGGATTCGCATATATTGGTAATCAACTCTTAAAATTCTCTGGATATGATTTCGCTAAAGATTTTGTTTTTGGTTTCAATGGGTTGTCAACTGAAGACAAATCTTTTGAAGCAGATTTAAGAAAGAAAAAAGCTGAAACATATATGATGGTAGATGAAATTAGAGCAGAGGAAGACTTGCCACCTCTTGCAAATAATGAGGGAAAAGTTGTTCTAAATTCTGTTTGGATGCAAAATAAACAAGCCGATCAACAAGCTGCTCAAATGGAAGGTCAAGGTGGATTTGAGGATGAAGAAGAGGGTTTTGGTGGATTCTCAAATGATGAAACCGATGAATTGGTTGATGAGGCAATGGAAAAAGCTATGAGGTTAATATAATGTACATAGATAATCGAGAAACGAATTACTTTCCTTTATTTAATGGCGAAATAGAAGCATATGCAATACAAGCTAATTCTAAAGAAGGATATGTTATAAGATATTTACTTAATAATGAAGGAAAGGTTTTTAAAGATCTTAGAACAGAAAAAGTTTATGGACATGTGAGAATTTTAAATGTTCATACTTTAAAAGATCCTGAAGATGAAAAATATATATTTGATTTAGAATATCATCAAAATAAAAAATAAAGGTAAATAAATAATGGCAACTAGTAGAAATTTAAGATATTGTGAGGTTCTGCATTCTGGAACCCATTATGATGTAATGATTGGAGTCAATAATCTTGATGAAGTAAATGATATACTTCAGGAGTGGGCATTAGCTAATTCTGCAATTGGAGAAGCTCTGGATTTACCAGAGGCTTTAATAAAAAATCAGGACGCTAGAGAAATCAATATTTCTACAAAAAGAATTGATGAATTTGTTTATGTTAAATCTGCCGTAAGTGGTTATTATGATTTTCCAAGATTTGCGGGAGTCTCTGGAACTTATCCTGTATTACCGAAGGTATTAGTTGGTGGGTTATATGTAATGCCTGAAATAACTGCTTATTTATATTCAACTTCTAATTATACAGGGATTTTTGGAGAATATACAATTCTTACAAGTAGCCTTACTTTAGTTGCTGATGAAGTAAACTATATAGGAGTGGATTATAATTCTGGA